AAGCGTGTTACCTTCGGTGATCCTAACATGGAAATCCGCAGGGATGACCCAGATGCCCGTGCTGCATTCCGAGCAAGACATTCGTGCGACACTGCTACAGATAAGACCTCTGCTCGCTATTGGTCTTGTAGGATGTGGGAGAAAGGAACTACGGTAAGTGATATGACAAAAAACATCGAAGGCCAAGTCCTTAAAACAGATGATGAACAGAGATTGGTCTTTGGCTGGGCTTCTGTCATCACTGAAAAGGGTGAACCTGTTGTAGATCGACAAGGTGATGTAATCAAACCTGATACCCTCGTCAAAGCTGTGAACAAGTTCATGGAAGAGGTCCGTATCGGTAAAACCATGCACTCAGGAGATCAGATTGGTGTTGTAGTTCATTCGTGGCCTATGACCGACGAAATCTGTAAGTCCTGTGGCATCCAGAGTGAACGTGAAGGTTGGCTTGTAGCCTTCAAGGTCTATGACGATAATGTTTGGGCTGACGTGAAGTCTGGGAAACTCGCTGCCTTTTCTATCGGCGGTCGTGCAACCAAGGAGGACTGGCAAGATGCCTAATCTTCTTACTAATCTGGAACTGGAGGAACTGTCCTTGGTCGATAGACCCGCAAATGCACAAGCGATGGTTTCCCTCTTTAAACGTGACTCATCTGTAGAAAAGGAGAACGACCCTATGACGGATGAAGAAATGAAGGCCAAAATGAAGCCCTACATGGATAAGGGTATGTCTGAGGCCGATGCCAAGAAGAAGGTCATGGAAGACATGGCTAAGGCCCTTGAAGATGTCGAGAAGTTTAAAGCGGAGAACGAGAAACTCCGTAAGTCGCTTCTGGACGAGGGCTACAAAATTACTGCTGATGGTGTTGAGAAGCGCCAGCCGGAAGAGACGATTACCGTTGACGGTGTTGCAGTGAACAAGAGTGACATTCCTGCTCCGGTCCTGAAGGCTCTGGAAGAAGCGGAAGTCCAGAAGCGTGAGGCTGCTATCGCCAAGCGTTGTGAAGAAATGGCCCCCAATCTGGACAAGGCTATTGCCAAGTCGCTTATTGAAAAGGCTGATGAACTGGAAGACAACAAGGCTCTTCTGGAATTTATCTCGGCTGTAGATGCCCTGTTTGAAAAGCAGTTCACTGAGGCTGGTGCCACTGGTGAAAATGGCGATCTGATGAAGGCCGAAGACAAGCTGGATGCTCTGGTCAAAGAGTATATGGCTGAAAACTCTCTCACCAAACGTGACTATGCCAAAGCGTATGCTGCTGTAGTCAAAACGGACGCTGGTAAGGAACTCGTCCACAAAATGTACAAAGGAGACTAAAACATGGCTACCATGAACTCCCCCGAAACTCGCACGATGATCGCTGGTGAAGACCTGTCGGCTGCGCAGTTTCATTTCGTTACCCTTGAGAATGACAGCTTTGTTGATCTGGCCGATACTGAGGGTGAAGCTGTCTTTGGTGTTTGCTACAATGACGATGCAGATGCCGCAGGTAAGGCCGTGACGGTTGCTATCCGTGGTCGTGTTCTTGTTGAAGCTGGTGCTGCCATTACGGCTGGTGACCTGCTCTTCACGAATGCTGCTGGTGAAGCAATCAATGGTACGACTGCAAGCGGTGCCACCGACATTCCTGTAGCTTATGCTCTGGAAGATGGTGTCGATGGTCAGAACATTGCTGTCGAACTGTTTGGCCCCGGCAATCCTGCCACTGTAGATAACTCGTAAGAAAGGACTGACAAATGCCTCTTCTGACTCCCTCTCAGGTCCATCTGGACAAGCCGCTGTCTAACCTGACGCTGGCTTACGTTCAGGACCGTTCCGGCTTTGTTGCCGATAAAGTGTTCCCGGTTGTGGACGTTCAGCATCAGTCTGACAAGTACTACATCTACGACCGTGAAAACATGATCCGCACTGGTGATGTTGCTAAGGTTGCCCCGCGCACCGAACTCAACACCATCGGCATGTCGATCAGCAACGACAACTACTTCGCTGATGTTTATGGCCTTGCTATGGACTTTGACGAACAGACCCTTGCTAACGAAGATGCCGCTCTGGAACTTCGTGCTGCCGGTGCTGAAACTCTGGCGATGCGTATGCTCATCCATCGTGAAGAGCAGTTTGCTACCACCTTCTTTGCTGACTCCGTTTGGGGCACTAGCATTGATGGTGTAGCTAACGCTTCGTATGTTGCTGGTACGAACCTCGTCCAGTGGAGTGACTACACCAACTCGACTCCGATTCAGGATGTTACGAATGCTCGTCGCAGTGTCCAGTTGGCTTCGGGTGGCTTCAAGCCGAACACCATGGTCCTTGGCCGTGAAACTCGTGACCAACTCATCAACCATCCGGACATTCTCTCGCGTCTGAATGGTGGTGCTACGGTCTCGAATACCGCCCTGATTACTGACGCCAAACTGGCTGAAGTCTTTGATGTGGAAAACCTCTACATCATGGATGCGGTCAAGAACTCGTCGGCTGAAGGTGTTGCCGAGAGCAATGCTTTCATCGGTGGTAAGCATGCTCTGCTGCTCTACACTCCGTCGAGTGCTGGCATGATGGCCCCTGCTGCTGGTCTGACCTTTGCTTGGAACAGCATTCCTGGCGCTTCTAACCTTGGTGTTACCGTGGAAAGCTATCAGGGTGACTTCCTGCGTGTCAAGCAGATTGCCGAACGTATCGAGGTCAAGATGTCCTACGATATGAAAGCTGTTGGCACGGACCTCGGCTACTTCTTCAACGGCATCGTTGCCTGAGGAACATACTAATCGGTGGGGGCTTAACGGCCCTCACCCTTATAGCAATGAATACTAATAGGAAGAATGCTATGCAAGACAATATCCCCCTCTTCGTCAAGGTTCCTTGGGATGGTTGGACTAAGGGTGACCACTTTAACTGGGTAGAACGTAACATCCCTCGTGAAAAGGTTCTCGTCCTCTTCAATCATGGTTATGTCTACCACAACGAGGAACTAGAAGAGAAGATTGAGATTGGTGACAGACTGAATGGTTTTAGCCAACATGAACTAAAACTTCTGGTTCAGAACATCAACTACGACCTCAAGAAGAAGTGTAGCACTGACATTCAGTTCAAGAAGTCCCGTTGCACTCAGAGTGCTATCAAGAACACTCAAATCCTCCGCATTCGTCGCTGGATGAACAACTTTCCTGAATACAACGACATCTTCATCGAACATCGGGATCGTCTGCTTGAGAAGCGTAAGAACCGAGAAGTAGCACCGCAGGAGGAATAAATGGCTTGGACGTATGATGCTACAGCCCTTGGTGACAGTACTGCTGCTGAACGTAAGAACTCTGTCCGTTTTCTTGTAGGTGACACTGATACAAATGACCAGCAGGTTCAGGACGAGGAGATTGCGTTTGCTCTTTCTGAAACCAACAACAGGGTCTACTACGCAGCATCATACATTGCCAAGACCATTTCAGCCCTCTACGCCCGTAGGGTAACTACAAAACTGGACGGTGCCCTCTCTGCTGAATACTCTGACCTCTCTGAAAGGTATGCTAAACTGGCAGAGACCTTGGAGTATCAAGGCAAGAAGGTTGGTGCTGTTCTCAATGTCAAGGCTGGTGGTATTCGTGAATCTCAGGTGGAAGCTGCTGACCAACTCACTGATCGACTAAAGCCTGCCTTCACACAAACTCAGTTCAAGAACCCCCCTACCTACAATGAACCCTACTGGGATTATGACTGATGACGTTCAGACCCGTCGATTTCAGGTTCCTGCTTGACCAATACGGCAAGACGATAACCTACAGGTCAGTTACAGAAGGGACCTATAGCCCAGCTACAGGTGGTCTTACTGGTGGAAGTAACACTGATAAGACTATCAAGGCATACTTCTACAACTACAACTTGAACGAGATTGACGGGACTAACGTAGTCTTGGGTGATAGAAGGGTTGCCCTTCATACCTTGGATACCAGTGGTAATGCCATCACTGAACCAAACATCGGGGATCAATTCATTGGGGAGGGGGATACTGTCAAGGTTGTAGGTGTCCAGAAAATCTTCTCTGATACTCTTGTCTGCTACATCTGTCAAGTGAGGGAATAATGCTACAGGCCACAGTCTCCTTCAAGGGTGATGTATTCAAAGAACTGGAACGTGCCAAGGAGGAAGTTGCCTCTGACATCACGAGTGTTCTGATTACTGTAGGTAATGCTGCTGTAGATGAATCCCCTGTCTGGTCTGGTGCTTATGTTCGTTCCTTCGCATGGTCTGCTAACGGTGCAAGGAAGCGTAGAAGCTACAAATCCAGACAAGACCGTGTGGATGAAGGTGCTGCAAAGGCTACTGCTAAAGACCAACTCTATACGGACTTGGCAGTTATTGAACAGATTGACCTTGAAGACCTCAAAAGTGTCATGCTTACTAACGGAGCCCAACATGCCTCTCTTGTAGAAGCTGGAACACCAAGCCAACCCGGCGGTGGTATCTTTGCTAGGGTTAGGGACAGACTCAGCACTATAGGCACTGTTCGTAGAGGTAGGACCTGATGGCTAGTATCTATGACAATATCAGGACTGTGCTAGAGACGACACTTTCCAATGTAGGTGGTATTCCTGACATTGCTTGGGAGAATGTATCCTACAGTCCTACTACTGGTAGTTCCTTTGTGAGACCACAGTTCCTTCCCACAATCAGGGAACCTGCACACAGAGGTCTTAACCCACAACAATACTATCAAGGGGTATTCAGGGTCACTTGTTTCACTCCTTCCAATGCAGGCCCAGGTGCAGCAGATGATCTAGCAGATAGTATCATTGATGCTTTTGAGGCTACCACTGACATAAGTTCTGGTGGAACTATCGTTAGCATACGCTACGCAGACAGAGAAGCCGGTATTGCACAGGATAACTGGTATCAGGTTGCAGTAAACATCGGCTGGTACATATATTCGTGATGGTTACCGCAACAACCTACACCTAAAATTAGGAGAACTAACATGGCTTTTTCCCAAGGCTCTCGCTCGGAACTGTCGTATATTGCAGAAAGCACCTACGGCGTCACTCCGAGTCCTACCCCTGCTTTCGTCAACCTTCCTATCAACACTCACTCGCTCAATCTGACTAAAGATCGTGTCGAGGGTAATGAAATCCAACCTGACCGTATGCCTCGTGTTGACCGTCATGGCAACCGTCAAGCTGGTGGGGATATTCAAGTTGACCTCCGTAAAGGTGACTTTGACCCCTTCCTTGAGAGTGCAATGTTCAATAGCTGGTCTACCGATACCCTGAAAGTTGGCACCACGCTCAAATCTTTCAGTATTGAAGACCGTGCCCTTGACATTGCCCAATACCGTCTCTTCACTGGTATGGCTGTCTCTCAGATGGCTGTCTCGATTGCCCCTAACCAAATGGTGACTACTACCTTCACTATGGTAGGTAAGAATGGTGCTATCTCTGGTACTTCGGCAGATGCTACTACGACTGCTGCAAGTGGTAATGCACCTTTTGACTCGTATAGTGGGGACCTTCAGATTGCTGATGCTGGTGGCACCCTTGCTACAATCACCACTGTGACTGGTCTGGACTTCACTATTGATAACGGTCTCAATCCCACGTTTGTTGTAGGGGAAAGCACTACGCCCCAACTCGAATATGGCATGGCTACTGTCACTGGCACTATGACTGCCTACTACGAGGATGCTACCCTTATCAATAGGTTCATCAATGAGACTGAGACTGAACTCTCTGTTTCTGTAGATGATCCGACTGGTAGCAATCCTTACACCTTCTATTTCCCTCGTATCAAGGTGAACAGTGCTAACGTCCCTGTTGATGGCTTTACCTCCCGTATCATCACTATGGATTTTGTAGCACTCTACGACAGCAGTGAGGCTTCTAACCTTACGATCACCCGCACAAGCTAATCCTCTAGCTTCGGCTAAGGGATAGGGGCTGGGGGAGTTTGTCGGGTTGCTCTCCCAGCCTCACTAATAGACCCGACAAGAAATCCAACATAGGAACTCGACATGGACCTTTCTGATCTCAAACCCAAATCTGAAACTATCGAAGTGATCCTCAAGCACCCCAATACTGGTGAGGTTATCACTAACCCTGATGGTAGCGAAATGTCTATCACTGTCTACCTTCCCCATACCAAAGAGTACAAGAAGGCACGACACAAGAAGACTGACTTGCTTATCAAGAAGGGCAAACAAAGTCTCTCCAGTGAAGAGATTGAAGACCTCACCCTGCAACTCCTTGCTGAAACCACTAAGGAGTGGGACATTACCTACAATGGTGAGAAGCCTAAACTCACTATCGGTAAGGCCAAAGAGGTCTTTGATGAAGTCTTCTGGATCAGAGCGCAGGTAGAGGAGGCCACTGGCGAAGCCCTGGATTTTACCACAGCCTGACCGATGCACTTGTAGAGTATGCTGAACATGAGTTCCAACTCTCCAAACCCGGTCGGGATGGTATATCGCCAAGAGAACACCTGAAACAAGTAGAAAGGCAGACTGGACAAAGACCTAGTGAATTGGATGGACCCGAACTTCCTTACTTAGCGTCAGATGTCTGGACTGCCTTTTTGCTTTTGTCTCGTACAAGAGGTCAAGGCTTCAATGGCCCTCTCCCACTAACCTACACAGAAGTGAAAGCATGGATGGAATTGACAGATACATACCTTCTACCTTGGCAGGTTCAAGCTGTCATGCGGTTGGATACTGTCTATATGAGGGTGATGATTAATGGCTGACATTAACTTGAATGTCCGTGCAGACGTTTCTGATCTGCAACTTCTCAAAAGAGAACTGGTCAATATTGAGAAGACTGCAAAAGCATCTGCTTCTGTTTTTGCAGCGGAATACAATCGTGTTGAGAGAGAACTTAAGAAGAGTATCACTGCACATCAGCAGTTCTACAAAGAACTCTTAAAGATTGAGACAAGTCAGAAGTCTGCTGCTCAAAGTGCTGACCTTTTTAGTAAGGAAATTGAACGCCTCGCTACAAAATACAACCCACTGTATGCAGCAAGTAAACAGTATGAAACTGCCCTAGAAGAGATAGAGCGTGCCCAAAAAATGGGTGTGTTGACTATGAAACAAATGGAGCAGCAAGTCGAAAGGCTTAATGCTGACTTCACTGCTTTTAACACCGGTACAGCAGGTTGGGATAATCAATTTGTAACTGGTGGTCAACGGGCTGGTAAAAGTCTGAACCGTTTTGGTATGTATGCTCAGCAAGTCGGCTATCAGGTTGGTGACTTTTTTGTTCAAGTGCAGTCTGGTACTAATGTGCTTGTAGCGTTTGGTCAACAG